ACCGCAGGAATAACATTAGTAGCATCTATTTCTTGAACCAGTACACCTGGCGAAACTTGAAATGCCATTTTATTATCTCCTAATTTTCTTTTATTTCGAAATAAAATAAAAATAATTTAATGATAAGATTATTCCTATCATTAAACAGTATTTATAATTTAGTAAACTTTAGACTCTCCAACAACGGTCCAAACATCACCACCTTCTACATAAACTTCAGGTTCTAGGTCAGGTTTCGAGAAAATTCCGGGTGGAACTATATCATCTTCAATCTGTCTTTGTTGTTCATCATATAATAATTTCTTTAATTCTAAATCTGTTAAACTTTCAAAAAATGGTGTTGTTATAAACCATGAAAATAACACCAAATTCATTACTAAATCATCATGGTTACCACCATCGGCTTCCCATGATTGTCCTTTTCCTACAAATGTTATTAATTCATTGATTGTGAATTTATCTACTATTTGTAACTTGTTTTCTTCCATGACTTCTTTAAGTGTAGCACATCCTCTATGCTTCGTCTTTTTCGTCATAGTTACACCAATTCCTGATGCTTTTACTGTTGATTGTGTAAATACATGCTCATATTCAATATCATAATAAAGTTGATTACATACAATCTGTCCTTGATCATTATTCTCTATAATAACTAATGCATCATTATACATCTTTGCGTATCTATGTATGATGTCAGGAAATAGTAATGGAGATATCATATTATCTCTATAAATAGCTACCTGTTTAAATGGGTCTTCTGTTATATCTATAATTGAAAATGTTGAATAATCTTGCCCTCTACCTTTAGCCGTATCAACACACATAATATAAGTGTGATCTACGACAGGTTCATCATATAAATATGTGTTTTGTTTAAACCAAACAGGATCATGTGCCTGTAACCCAAGTAGTGTATTTGCATTAATAAGAGTATTACCTGTTCCCAAGAATGAATTACCAAATTCTTGTTCAAATTGTAGTTCAGAAGTATTTGCAATTGTCATTGCTTTCCATGCATCATCTCTACCAGGAACATCTCTCCAATGTACTTTAAAATCTTTGTATTCGTTTTTTTCTTGTACAGCACCTTCGTAAAGTTTATGATACATATTTCCTATACCATTCGCTGTAGATGTAATAATAACTTTTGATTGGCCACCAGATGTTACAACAGGATATGTTGATGTATAGAACTGTTCAGCATTTTCTACAAACGCAAACTCATCAAGATACAATAAGTTTACAGACAGTCCACGAATTGAGTTAGCTCCTGTTGCAGAAGCTATAATTCGACTTTCGTTTTCAAACTCTATTGAACCTCTATTTAATACTTTCGTACCTGGTTGTAAGAAAAACGGAACATGCTCTAACATAGTAGTAATTCTAGTCAACATTTCTCTTGCAATTGCACCTTTGTTGGCTAGAATAGCTATAGTTTGTTCGGGTTGGAATAATAGATACCAAAGAAGGAAAGCACATGCTGTAATAGATTTACCAGATTGTCTACATGCTAAAACAACACTAAATCTGTTTTCGTCAAAATGGTCTATGAGCTCTCTTTGATAATCATAGAGTTTGAATTTGATCAAACCTTCATCAAGAGAAATAATTTTTACATAGTTTTCTATAAAATGTATAGGACTTTCCATACATTTTTTGTATTCTAATATCTGTTCTTCTGTCCATTCGGCTTGGACACCAGTTCTTTTGACATTGATGTTGCCCAAATATCCTGTATTCTTATGAACCATTATAACTCCAATCGGGGAACTTATCCTTGTGCATGGTCTTTTAATATTCTTTGTAATTCTGTTGATGAGCCAACAAAAAGATTGTTATTAACTTTGTTTGGCATAGTATTGTCTCTATCTAATTCTTTCATTTTAGCCTGTAAGTCTATTAATTTTTCTGTTGTTTCACTAACAGTCTTGATTAATTGTCCAGCTACTTCATATACTCTTGGGTGTTCTGACTCTCTTGCTATGTCTAGAATGCCCTCTATTGCGTCCTGACCGCGTTCTACAAGACCGTAAAACACTTCCCGACTATACTTGTAGTCTGAAGTTTGTTCTTGACTCTTATCATTGTGTTGTAGTATGGTTGGAAGATTTTTTTCAGCTTCTACAATTTCTCCTTTAATACCAAGAAGTTCGTCTAATTTTTCATCAACTTTACTCATACTATGTATTTATGATTATTTAGGATCGCTAGATTTATCGTCTGAATAAGTAATTATAGGTTGTTCAAAGAAATTTGTTGTTTCATTGTATGTAAATGTAGAATCAGGGTCTGCATCACTAGGATCTGGAGTTATAATTTGTTCTCCAACTCTCCCTGCTGAATCTGTATTTGAAATATTACCACCACCATCTTCTATATAAGTTCTAGCTTTAACTGTTCTGATAATTTCTGAATCTGTAACAGGTCCATAAATGTAATTTTTCATAGTAAAACTAAGAGCATATGTTAATTGTTGTCTAGTAGTAAAATCACCTTCATATTCATCAGTTTGATTTATACTTGTCAAAATAATAGGAATATCTCTTGTTTCATTCATGTCTGGAACAGTATGAATTGTAACTGTATAATCAGGTGTAAAATAAGGAAATATTTGTTCAATAATCTGTAAACCATCATCAGTATTTTTTACTAATACACTTAATTCAAATCCTATATTATAAGGAGCTGGTGCATATTGATATTGCATTACTGTTGGGTCTGAAGTTTTAGCTTTCTTATATTGTGTCTTTTTAGATAATTTTCTAGTTGCATCATACTCGATAGAAGATATTTCAAAACCCATTCGTGGTAATGATATTGCTGTTCTTGGAGTTCCACTAAGTCCCAACTCGGGTTGTTGTTGTAATCGTGCTATCCATTTTTGTCTAGGACCATACGCTAAAGGAACCTTCATAAGAGTTCCATCAGCTCTTTTAATACTGATATTATTAAACAATGTACCAAAGACTGATACACTTCGTTTAATTGTTTCGTGATAAAAATGATCTCCAAACATTATGTGGCCTCACCAAATGGATTACTTTCAGAGAAATCTATAATTCCGTCTGCATCAGTTTCTAAGTCAAGATTAAATGCACCTGGATCAGTAGATAATGTTAAGTCACTTGCAATTGATATAATATTTCTTCTTGAAGCTAAACTGTCTTCTACTACTATATAATCAAACGCTGTAGAATCGGTAGAAGTTGCTGCTTCAATAATAGTAGTAGTTCCATCTTCAAGTAAGAATGAGTTACTATCAGCATCAAGAATGTTGTCAGTACCTGAAGTTCCATCTGTTATAAAAGACGGAATCACTACTAAAGCTGTACCATCTTCAAAATCAATAAAGTATCCTTCTTGTCCTGCACCAGCCATTACAATTCTATCTCCTTCAGAAGTAGCTTCCATTTCAATATTTCCATCAGCAGTATCTGTTGTTAAGAAAGAACTATATGTAGCAGGATCGCCTGTATCTGTTGTTTTGAGAGAAGATACTGTTAATTTATTTGTGTCTTCACTCCAAGATGATACAATACCTGATATAACTATACCAGGATATACCATTTGAGAAACACTTTCTCCTTGTACAAAATCTCTTAAAGTAGGTGTATCTGCCAAGGTTAATTCTAGCGCTGCAGCCTGTGCCAATTCAATATCTGTATCAAGTGCCTCAACTTCTGTATCAAATTTCTCACCAGAGTATTCAAATAAGTCACAAGACATTTTAAATACAAACATTTTACCTAATTGGTAAAACGGATTTTCATGTTCTACAAATTTTATCTCAAATAAACTTTGTGATAATGGAAAATAGATAAGATCACCTTCATTAGGTCTCAACCCTGTTGCAAGGTTGACATCTAATGAAACAAATCGTTCCCAACTTCTTCTTGATATAACAAAAGTAGCAGAATCTCTTACTTCTACACCGAATTTAGAATATAAATCACCTTCTCCTTCAAATCCTTCAATCCCTTCAAGATACATTTCAACTTCATATGCATCTTCAAAACTAGAATTGGCGGCTTCTCCAAGTATTGTATCTTCGTTTACTATTTTTCTAGGCAAGTAATATACATTGTGTCCATACATGCGTAAGGATTCAACAACTAAATCTTCAACTAGATTTTGTTCAGTTTGTACTGCTTGATTAAAAAATACGTTTGTTGGCATTTATTCCTCTATTTCTACCCAACTTGTAGTTGGCTCATCCCAAATATAATCTTTACCATCATCAGGATACGCTATTGGAGCTTCCCACCAACAAGTATCTTCATTTAAAGTCCAATAATTATATGGTTGGGGTTCATAAAAAGCATCTCTATTTTTATCATAAATCCAATTTATCCCAGCAAAATTCTTTCTTAATGCTTTTGATTGATTTATACTTGGAATACGTGGTTGAGTATTTGGTTCATAATAAACCCCTCCATGAGTATTATAAGAAGTTTGAACCCATTCACCAGGTCGTGTACTAATATAATCTTCTTCAGCAACAATTACGTTTATTACTTTTCCGTTAGTATCTATTTTCGCATAATGTGACATTTTTTTATTATGGTGTAGAATTAAATTCTACCCAATTTGTATTTGCTTCATCCCAACTATATTCTTTACCATCATCAGGATACGCTATTGGTGCTTCCCATCGGCAAGTATCTTCGTTTAAAGTCCATGAGTTAAAAGGTTTAGGTGATATAAAAGCATCTCTAGTTTTGTCATAAGTATCCCCTGTAGCAGCGAATTTTTTCCTAAAATTATCATTATAACTAGTTTGTACCCATAAAAATGAGTCCCCAACGACTCCACTATTAATAAAATTTTGTTCTGCAACAATGACTTCTGTAACAATGTTATTATTAATTTTAGCAAAATGACTCATGTTAAGTACCTCAATATAACTATTCCTGATCCGCCTGAACCACCTGAACCACCGCCACCACCTGTATTAGCTGTTCCGTTTTGTTCGCTTTCTGTACCATCATTCCAGCCTCGTCCACCACCGCCAGTTCCGCCATCATATTTAATATCTTCTTGTACTGGGTAAGCTGCGCCACCTCCACCTCCTGCAAAGTAACCG